AAGCGACTCGTGCCCCAGCATCATGTACTGCGATCTCAGTATTATCTAAACATTCAAATAATAAACCAGCCGTATTGTTATTCCAAGTAGTAGTACCTCCACCATAATTGCGTGTAGGATCTCCAATCGTTAATGACCCTGTCTGCATATACCCATTTATATTTGCAAAGTTAGTCCCACCATTGACACTTGCTATACCATTTACTAAACTCGTTCCTGTAGTTGTCATGGATGGTGTTGAAATAGTAAAATTAGTCCATGATAAAACTGGGACAGATACACCAGTGCCTGGTGCTTTAAAATAAATAGTAATAAATAATGTAGTACTTGTTGGTGTAAAAGGCATCGTGATGGTACCTGATGCTCCTGTCGCACTGGTATAGACAACTGTAGCACCACATGTAAGTGTGAAGTATGGATAGGGTGCTACAGCAAAAAGTGGAAAGGAAAGACCTATAAATGTTGCTATACAAGCTGTATTAAGAGCATAATTAGGTAATGTTGAAAGATTAATAATGCCCTGAAACGAGGCATTAGAGTTAGCAGTATACGTCGGTGCAGAATATGTAATCGATCCAATTCCTGTAGAAGCTGTAAATGAACCACCATTGTATCCTAAACTAATGGTTCCTTGTGTAATTAAACTATTCGAAAATGTATCAACTGCTGATTCATAGGGAACACTTCCTACTGTCACAGCCGAGAAGTTTGGATTTCCCGAAGCGGAGTACGAAACAATTTGATTTGATGCGTTTAATCCTAGACCAGCAACTATTGTTCCTGTATTGGTAGGAAGACTTGCTATACCAGTAATTTGTGTATCTGCTCTAGTCAATGTAAAAGTAGCAAAACTAACTGACCTACCTGCAGCTGAACTTACAAAGTTCCATACTACATTGTTATTACTAGTTGCCGTAAAAGTTCCACTCACCGTACTAGATGTAATAGGAACATTTACAATATAATCTCCTATAAGTGTTCCACTTCCTCCAGTATAAGTATTTGTATAAATAATCATGGCTTGAGTTGCTGTAGCATTAGTAGAGAATCCTGTAAAAGTATAAGTATATTTAGCTCCAGCTAAATAAGTAAATGAAGAGCCTAACCACATACCAAATGTAGTGCCACCTCCCGTAGCTGTTAGTGAATAGGTACCTGATAGTGTACTAGCTGCTACACCAGCTGGCAAAGATGCTGTAGTTAGAGATGGGGCAGTTGCTACAGATGTTTGATTAACTTTCAAACCATTTGCTAGATTAGCTGTTCGTCCATTTGATAGTACGATATTGCTATCTATTTCAGAAGAAAGAAGCAGATTGCCCATTATTTCAACATCGACCTCTTTAATAGTAAAATTAGTCCATCGTAGTGTTCCACTTGCACCTACGAATCTAAGATAGATTGTAGGATTACTAGAGCCAGTTGTAAATGTCATACTTAAGTTTTGAGGTGTTGTAGTAATGGCAATGGAAGCATCACTAACAGTTAATGATGTTGAGTTATTAAAAACAGTTCCAACCCATGTTGCTCCAGTTCCATAGATACCAGTAAATGAAATCACATATTTATGAGCTGTATCAAAATAAAACACGGCTGGATCGAGAGCAATATTTGCTTCTGTACCACTTACAGGATTTGTAATCCAGTTTGTGCTAAATACATAAGTTGTAGGAAATACACCAGTTACAAAATAACTGTTTGCATCTAGACTTGGATTGAATTGTGTTGCATTCTGTAGTGTTTGTAAACCGCCATTAATGTTTGTAGTACCCGTAAATGGAAACGAAGCACCACTAGGAACCGCAAACGTATTTAGATTGCCACTACCATCTACACCTAACGCTAGAACTGGTGCGGCAGATGTAATACCTGTAAACTGTGCTGTTGGTGCTATTACTTTGTTAGTAGCTGTTAAATTATAGCCTTTTAGACTATTATTTCCTACAAGTGTCAAATCAACATCTTGAAAACTATTAGTATAGCCGACATAAGTCGCACTGGCAAAATTGGCTACAGCATTATCTTGTGTGTCTACATAAGTCTTATTAGTTAAATTATTGCCTGTACTCGGTGCTGTAGAACTTGAAATGGTATATGTTGATAAATCTACATTATCATTTGAACCTGTATATTTTACAAAGTTAGCTACATTGATACCTTCAATATAGGCTACGGCATTTTGTAGTGTTAATAAGTTAACTACATCCGCATCGGCTACAGGAGCATAATTTGTCCTTATAGGCTGAACACCAACGTCGACTGGCTTATTAGCTCCTGTATATGGCACGAGAGTATCTATATCAATTGGATTACCTCCTATAGAAATTTCATCCGCGTTTATTATAACCAAGCCGTCTAACGTAGAAGGCAGAAATTGTTGTGTTAATCCACTTGTAGACATTTATCTTGGTATATAGTAAGATAATAAATGACAAGTAAGAAACATCCGCTAAGTCAAAAATTTGGTGCTAGGGATAACCAAATCATAGAATCAGATGGCATATTACCTTTAGGTAGTCGCATTCATATGTTTGTTGGATCTAAAGGGTCTAGTAAGACAACCACAATTCTGAACCTTTTAAGTCTTAAAGAGTCACCCTATCATAAGTACTTTAAGAACATCTTGCTAGTTTCGCCAAGTGCTCACGCCGATAAAAAGTTAAATAAGCTTTATGAAGAACTAGACCGAGAAGGAAAAGTCTATGAAGAACTCACCGAAGAAACAGTTGAAGATATTATAGCCAAATTAGAAGAATGGAACGCCGAGGCTAAGAAACCAATCCAGAACTTGCTCATTATTGACGACTCTGGTGACCGCCTCCCGACTGGTAGAAGAGCCTCAGCAATCACTAAAATATTTACAAATAGCCGTCATTTAAATCTATCTATTTTTCTAGTGCTTCACAAATTTACACAAGCTACACCCGTCATACGTAACTCTGTAGATACTCTATTCATCTTCAAACAAAACTCTAAATACGAGATTGATTCGATGAAGAAGAACTTGAATGTAGATGAAGATGTTTTTGTAAGAAACCTAGCAGAAGCCACTGCTAAACCGTACGGCTTTATGTTCCTCAATGTCATCGGTGGACGTCCTAAGTATTATGATCGGTTTGATGAATTACCAGATAAATAAGTTTACTTAGTAAAATTATTTTCTCATATGAAGGTATATAATGGAAACTGAACTAATTAAACAAATCGAGGAATTAAAAAAGTATTTAGCAATGTTTGCGCCAACGAAGGAAGTTGAACAAGCTTTGCTAGCCGAAGGAACAAAAAAGATTATGACTCCAGTTAAAATCCCCAAGGAGATTTTGGAAGTCATTGACACCCCTAAGAAAAAGAAGTATGTTTACCCACCAGAAAAGGTTCGTGAATATACTAAGCGATATTATGAAAAGAATAAAGAGAAGATGATAGCTCGTTCAACTGCTTTTTTGAAAGACAAGTACAAATCAGATCCAAATTACCGCGAAAAAGCAAAAGGCTATAGTAAAGCTTTTCGTGAACGCCAAAAACTCCTTGTCGAAGAAGCTAGAAAGATTGTGTTGGCAAATGAGGCTAGAGAAAAACAAGCTACCTACAACAGCCTCTATAATGAATAACCGAAAATTTGAAATCAAAAATAAAATTGATTTCTATTTTTATTTTAATCGTTTGAAATCTGAAAATTATTTTCTTATCCTAGGATATAGAAGAATATGACCCTCGAAAAGCAAAAGAACTTTCCCCTAGCCAACATAACATTTAAGCAGCCGTTTAATCAGAAGAAGGTACTAGAACTACTACAATCGAATAAGATTTCTACAGATGATAGAAAATTATTGAAATGGTTATCTACACTTAAAGAACCAGTTGCTAATGCTAAACTAAAAGTTCCTAAATCTGGTTGGGGACGCTATTGTATTCCTCTTACTAGTATCTTCAAATTATCTCGTAAAAGCCGTCATTATGTTTGTGGAGAGGATTATTATGATTTCGATATTGTTAATAGTCAGCCTACTATGATGCTTTCGTATTTTAAAAGTGTAGGATTAAAGAATACAATGCTACTTGAAAAGTATGTTATGAATCGTAATAAATCTCTAGAACAAGTGATGACTGAGTTTCAGTTCGAGGAAGGTGAGTATGATGGCTATCATTGTTCTCGTAAAGATATTTCGAAGAAGCTATTTACAAGCATTTGTAATCTAGGAAGTTTCCATTCGTGGATTTCAAAATACAATGTTACATATGATGAAACTGCAAATGTTCAGTACTTCAAAAAGCTTAGCGATGAAATGAAGTCAAATATTGAGCAATTAAAGAAGATCGAAATAGAACTATGGAACGATGTAAAGAAAATGAAGAAGGATGAACCAGAAGCTTATCTAGAAGCAACTTTTTCTAGTTATGTATATCAAGAAATGGAACGTCGCATTATCGAGAGCATACTTCCAGAGAATGATGAGATTGAAAGTATCTATTCTCTAGATGGTGTGATGCTTCCAAAGAAAGCACTAGATGATAACTCAGTTGAAGTATTTTGTCAAGCTTTTCATACTAGAATAATGGATGTTTTTGGCGAGCATTTTAATGAACTTAAAATGATTAATAAACCAATGGACGAAGCTTGGGTAATTGAAAAAGCTGATATTGAAGAAGAAGACTCTAGAAAAGTTTGCGAAAATGATCAAGAAGCTTCTGATTATCTTTTTTATAGATTGAATAATAAATTGGTTTATTGTGATGGTGTATTGTATTATAAAAACGGTAATTATTGGATCAGTAATAAAACTGAGTTAGAAAATGTATTGTTGGTTTTAGTTCTACATTCTGATATTTATAAACAGGATAAGAAGGGAGGATATGTAGCATATGCTCAAAATGTATCTAGTGCAAAACGTATTGTAGAAGCTATTATTGCTCGAGCATATGAAAAGAAAGATGATAGCTTTTATTCGAAGTTTCATACATCGATGAAGGGTAAATTGTGTTTCAATAATGGTGTCTTTGATTTTCCTACAAAAACATTTACTCTTTGGGAAGATTTGAAGGAAGAAGTATTTGCTAAATTTGGAGTCACTTATGATTTCGATCCAAGTCGGAATGAATCGGTTATTCAAGAAGTGACCGATAAAGTATTCAAGGCTATCTTTGGAGATGATACTGAAAAAGCACTGCGTTCGTTTTCTAGAGGAATGGCTGGTCACTATACTGATAAAAATTGGATGATGTTTCAAGGTAATCGAGATTGTGGTAAAGGTGTTCTAGAAGGTTTCTTTAATGGCACATTTCAGAATTATGTTACTTCATTAAGCAATGATAACTTTCTTTATGAGAGAAATTCAGGAGAAAGCGAGGCTTCAAAGAAATGGGGCTGGGCAATGTCTCTAGAATTTGCTCGAATTTGCTTTACACAAGAATCAAAAACAGATAATACCAATAAGAATCTTAAACTAGATGGAACTAAAATCAAAGGTATTGCTTCTGGTGGCGACAATATGAAAGGTCGAGGGCTATATGAAAATACTAGAAACTTTATGGTAGAAGCATTATTGGTTATGTGTGGCAATGATTTTCCACCTGTTTCTCCAGCTGATGCTATGGAAACGTGTGTTACATTGTCTTCTACAAAACAATTCAAATCTGAATCGTTTATTCAGGAACGAAAAGAAGATAAAGCTAGTCAGCAAGAACTTTCTTGCTACGTAGTAGCAGATCCAAATATAAAAGATAAATGCTCTTCTGCAGAATGGAGATCTGCTCTTATGCATATTCTTTCTGATTTCTATTCTTCTAAACTAGTTGAAAGAGTTAATCATTTTGCCGAAGATTCAAATGAAGCCAATCCTATCTCAAAAATACTAAATGATTTTGAATTAAGTACAAATGAGAAAGATAAAGTCTCCAATGAATATCTAAAAGAATGGTCTCTAGAACATAATATCTCTCTAGCTAAAATGAAGCAGATTCTTAAGTCCTTCAAGTGTAAAGATTATAAGCTCGGTAGCACTAGAGGTCTTACTGGTCTTCGTAAGAAGCTAGTGGAAAGTGAAGAAGAGAATCTTCCTAGAAACGAGAAATCCTTATAGGGACAAAATAGGGACAAAGGGACAAATAATCGGCTTAATTTAAAACTTCTATGAAAAAGTAAAAAAAAAAGTAAAAAAGCAAAAGCAAAATTGCTATATATAAAAAGTTTTGATTTAGCAGAAAAATTTGTCCCTTTGTCCCATTTTTGTCTTTTGGGGCAAAAATTGAAATCGCTTATATTTTCAACCATTCAAGAACTCCTACAATGGTTTCTGTAGAAGAGGCAATCAAGCATATCAACTATAAGGCGAACGAGAAGCGTACTGTAACTAATTATGTAGGAGTTTACAATCAAGTAGAATACAATAATAGAACCTACTATAAAACATTCAAATACTTGAGCGACCGTAGTAAGATTTATACCTATATTGAAAACTATTTGAAAGATAATAACATTCCTCATAGCTTCGAAATTAAGTATGAAAACTGCTGTATTTATAATAAAAAACAAGAAGTATTTGAAGAGAGGAAACTCCTATTTACAATTAAAATAACCTAAACTTATTGTATAGATGTTATCCTATCTCTACAAGAAGTATATTGACTGGTCTGATTTCTACCGAAACAGGGAGCCCAATCAATACGAAACAAGTTTGTACCCTAGAGTACTTGACCCCATTAAAGAAGAAGTAAAGCCTAATGGAATTGCTAAGCTTACTTATAGAGAAGCCTTGTTAAAAAATATCACTAAAAAGTAGAACAACAAATGGGATTTTTTAGTGACATCTACGATAAAGTCAAGACAGGCGTTTCTAGCCTTTATGAAGGCGCCAAGAAGACAATTACAGACGTTTCAAAAGGCTTCTACAGTGCTCCAGGTGGGTATAGATACTGTGGTCCAGGCAACCCTATAACTAGAGAGTACATTCGTGATAATCCACCTATTAATGAAAGTGATAGACGCTGTTTACAACATGACTTGGATTACGAGAACTTTAAGAAAACAGGTGTAAAAGGTAAAGAGCTGGCAGATCTGGTTAGAGATAGTGATACCCGTTTAGTAGAAGGTTTACAATCACAAAAGGATAGAGATGTAGGTTCATACTTTAGTGAGTATGGTATAAGGGCTAAGAAAGCCTTAGAAGACTGGGGGCTACTCAAGCCAGAACAATTTGTTACCTAATATTATTGAATGTTCTTTTCTTTACTTTTAGCATACTCTCTAGCTTTTTTGATTTGTTCACTAGTAGTCTCATCATTAATCTTTTTACGGACTTGAGGATCGTTGTAATCAACTATATTTGGATTTTTCTTGTTTTTATAATCATCTACAACATTCATAATCATCTTTGATAATGCCTTTTTGCGAAAGTCCTCATCCATATAATCTTTGATCTCAGGCTTAGACAAGTCTGAAATACTGAGAAACCATTCTGCAGGAACCTTCTCTAATGTTTCTGCGTGTACGGCATTAATTCTTTTTCCTAAGAAGCTCATTATATATATTATACTTAGAAATTTATTTAACTTATGGAATTATTATCTTACATAATATAAAAATGGCATCGAGAAAAAAGTTAAATAAAGAAGTTGGAGCAATTCAAGCTGAAGATGATACGATGTTGCTTCCCGTCGAAAAAGTTCCTGAAATCAAAGAAAATAAGCTCGTAGCTAAGGTCAAACGTGAGTTGACTCCAGCTCAAAAAATCAACATGGAACGAATGATAGAAGCTAACAAAGTGCGTTTCGAAAACATTCGTAAAGCTAAGGTAGATGCTGCTGAAGCCGCTGAAAAAGCAAGAAAAGAGGATATCGATGCTAAACTAAAGGCAGGTACCCACGTTCGTGTCAAAATCATTCCTAAAACAAAACGGGTCAAGAAGGAGCCAGAACCACAACAAGAGCTAGAAGAATCAGAAGAGTCAAGTGTTGAGTATCAGGCTTCTAGTAAACCAGCAAATATGCCTGCTGACAAGCAGCGAACAGTTAAGAAGATTCAAAGACCAGTAGATACGGAAACAGAAACTGCAGAAGATACTGAAACGGATGGTGAAACGTATAAACAGGGTAAGAGACAAGTTCGTAGAGAAGTCAAGAAAAACATTAAGGCTTTGAAGGAGATTGATAATGTCATTTCATCGAATGCAAGCAATCCATATCTATCATACCTTACTGGCAAATGGAAGTAAATAGTGCCTCGCACTATTTACACCCTTTTCAAAATGAACGGGAAATAAAACCTAACATATAGTAGTAATGGCTCAAATCATTAATACGTATAATCTTTTTATCAACTCTGATAAGCGCACTACAGGTACTAGTAGTGACTTTAATCTAAGTCTTTTTAAACCTATTGTTCTAACTAATCCGAATAACTTCTTTACAGTTCGTGTTGGATCTGCCGAGGTGCCCTATACCTTTCCGTTAATAACAAATGCGAACAATAGTATAAACTTTGAAAGTACATATGAAGGTACATACTTTTCTACTTCCTTTCAAATCACGAATGGAAATTATAACATCCTGAGTCTACTAGATGAAGTAGCAAACAAACTGCAAGCAAGACTCTATGTCTTATATACAGTACTAATAAAATTCAACTTTACATACGACCGTAATGCTGGTAAGTGTACCTTTAGTATAGCTGGAGGTACTGCTTCATTTAGTCTTAGTGTTCGTATCTTTGAGAATAGTCCAGTCTTTATGACTTGCATAGGAATGAAAAATTCATTTCTTTTTAGCTATCAAACTCCTTCCGTATTTACAAATGCTACTAGTGTTCAAAATGTAAATGTAAGTCAAAACACGGCTCTCTATATACGTTCAGAATCTTTCACACAAACAACTAATAGCGAGAACATTGTAGAAAAAAGTGGAGTTAGTGACATCTTAGCAAAGATCCAAATCACCACACAACCACAGTCGTACATTATGTGGACAAATCCATCTGACTTGGAAGTGAATGTTAGTAATCGAGTCATTGATATTATTAATCTTTATTTAGGAAGTTCTACATCTTACACATTAGATTTAGGAGACCTTGATTGGTCGTGTCGTTTAACGATACACGAGAAGAGCTATGAACCGCTAAAAGAACAACACAATGGTTTAGTAAAAGATATGCCTTCAGAAATACCAAATCCATTACTAGAGAAGCGAACAGCTCTAGTAGAAAATTTAAAGGGACTGAAAGAGAAATTACTTTCTTCTCAGAAGGTAGTATGAAGCAATCACAGAAGAATATTCAGATCGTTAAAGTCCAAGTAGGTGACTTGAGAAAGAAACGCAAAGCTAAGAAGAAAGGTAAAGGTAAGTCTAAAACAATAGTTGGAACTGGTCAAGCACCAGTCTTAGGTCAAACACAATTTAGCTATCCAACGGCACCTATGGCATCGAGACCAGGTTATCAGTTCGAACCACCAAAACAAGAAGTAGTAGATAGTAAGAAGGATAATTCATTAAAAGATGCGGAAACAGCATTAGACCAACTTAAACTACTACAAGAAAGAATGAAAGCAAAACGAGAACCTCCTTCACCATTTAATGAACCCAGTCCTGATATACGTTCTCCATATGCTCCTGGTGGATATTGGAATGAAATTTGGAGAGGTATAGATACACCACCGCAACCACTAGAAAGACCTCAACAGCCTCTCGTATCAGCTCAAGCTTCTAGCTTAGAACTGGATGCACAACGTACAAGAGCTAAATTAAGAGCAGCAACATTTGACCAACTAAATCAACTTCGTGAAAAATTAAATATAGGAATACCACCAAGTGGATTTAGTAAAGAACAATTAATTGAAGTTCTTATGGGTTATCGTCCTAATAGATAAATTATAACCTACGCATTGAAAATGCTAGGTTAGTTAATTTAACCAGCTTTGCTGGTGTAAATTATCTTAACTATAAATAAATGATTATCCAGATTGAGATTCAAGATGCTAACTTACAATTACCACCTCGTCAATACTACAATGTCGGCTTGAACGGTAAGTATAAGGCTAAACTCATAGGCATTACATATGCCGACAAAGTTAATACTCACTCTAATCGTGTCATTAGTATCCGTAGTGATTGCTTCAAAACACTTTATGGTCGAGACATTAAATTTCTAAATCAGTCTGTCCATGTAAATCATACTGTCCAAGGTGAATTCAAATTTGTGATAGAAGCACAAGCAGGACAAATCGATATTGAATTAATTAGCAATATACCATATGATGGCAGTGCTAATAATGAATTCGACGTGTGTCTCTTAACATTTGATGTAGATTTGGATGATAATAAATATTCTCAGGAGTATCCCGTAGCTTAATTTCTTTTGCTAGTATATATAACTATGGGTTTTTGGGATTCACTATGGAATTCGGTTCGCTCAGTTGGAAGTAATATTTGGTCGGGCATCAAAGGAGTAGGTCAAGGTATCTACAATGTTGTTAAGAAGCCTATTGAAGTTATTAGCACTGTTTTAGACTATGCTAAGAAAGTACCTGGTCTAGGAACACTACTTGCACCAGTCAGTGGTATAGTAGAAGGTGCTAAGAGTGCTTTAGGGACAGCTGAAACTGTCGCTGATGTGGTGAAAAAAATTGGCTTGAAGGAAGGCGGTCTAGTAGAAGCTAAGTACAAAAAGATGTATCAGGCTTGACGGACAATGTCCTAACCGAATGGAATTTAATTACTTTAGCAAATAAAGATGCTAGAATAATTTTCTGAGTAGATGATATAAACAGAATGTCACAATTTACAGGTTTAAAATCATACCCCGTCAGCGTAGCGTCGCAAGATATTCCCGCTGCTTGGTTATCGAACTCCGACCCTCGTGTTGCCCCTTGTAACAAGAAGATTGTCTCGATCGCCTCTCAGAACGGTGATCAAGGTCCCTCTGGTACTCTCAGCTTTTTGCTACCTAGCAATATGGGTGCTGGTATGCTTGCTTCTGGTTCGGCTTACATTAGAGCAACGATTAAAGTCAATCAAGTTACTGCTGCTGGCTTTAACTTTAAACAATATGGTTCAGCTTCTTCGATTATCAATCGTGCTACGTTTCTTGCCTCGGGTGCCATAGTAGAACAAATCCTCAACTACAACAAATTATATTCATCTCTCCTCTTACACGCATCTTCTCCCCAATATGCTACTAACGATGACAAGGTATCTCAATGCACCTTCTCTGGTGCTACTGCTGATGGTGGTCAGTTCGCTTCTGATGTTGTAACTGTTCAAGTTTGTCTGCCACTGCTTTTGGGTGCCTTCAATTCTAAAAACCACCTTCCCCTCTTCCTCCTATCAGCTGCTCAACTCAACATCGATCTCGAAACCTTAAACGAAGCTATCTGCCAAGTATCTGCTAACGCCGTTAGTAACTACACTGTTTCAAACGCACAACTCGTATTCGAACAACTCAACCCAGACAGCCAATACGAAATGGGTATGAAACAAATGTTAGGTCAACGCCTCTTCCAGATGCCAATCAATACTTTCTACAACGTTAAAGTAGGTGCTGCAGCTGGTTCTTCGATTACTCAAAACATTGGTCTCAATTGCTCGTCTCTACGTGGCATTCTATGGAATCAAGTGTTGAACGCCGATGCTGTCCTAATTGGATCTGGCGCCTTTGTAGCTAACGGTCAATCTCAAGCTCAAGTCTATCTTGATGGTCAATTAGCATTCCAAGGCAATCTTGATACAACGCTAGCAACTGGTAACCCTCAACAATGCTATATGGAAATGAACCGTGCCTTCAACATTATGTATGACAGTAATATAGTCTCGTGCGCACCAACGGCTTATAATACTGGTGATGCTGTTGCTAACGATTTCACTCTCAAGGCTGATGGTATTACTCGTGCTCTCTATGTATCGGGTGCTTACCTTGGTGGTGTCTCAACACAGAAGTCTAGCGATGGTGGCTTCTCGTTTGTTGGTGTCCCTTGTAACACGGCTGTCTTACAACTCACTGGTAACACTGCTGCTTCTACAGTGTACATCTATTGCGCGCTACAACAGGTAATTACGATCGATCAACAAGGTTCAGCCTCGTTGGTTCGGTAGAGTGTTAACAGTAGACCAAGCATGCTCGGCTTCGTTGGTTCGTTAAAGAAATATACAAATCCAAATATTATAATCTAACCTATTATAAAATATGGACGAAATTAAAAAACAATTAAAAGAGAATCGACCGAAGATTTCAGATTCATCGATTCGAACCTATTCCTCAATTGTGTCGAACCTCTACCGATATATGCACGATGACCTCCATAAATCCTTAGAAGGATGTTTAGAATTCTTTGAAAAGAATAATAAGAAGGTCTTGGAATATCTTAAAGACAAGGAGGGGTCAAAACGCAAGACAACACTAGCTGCTCTAGTTGTGTTGACATTACACAAGCCAGATGTGAGTGAACATTATAGAAAGACAATGTTAGATGATATACATACTTATAATGATAAAGAGAAGGACCAAGAGAAAACCGAAACGCAGAAGAAGAATTGGATCTCGCAAGAAGAGTTAAAGAAGATATATGATGAGTTAGCTAAGGATACAAAAACACTATTAACAAAAGAGAAGTTAACACCTACAGAATTTCAAAGACTACAACACTATGTCATTCTTTCGCTTTATACATTGCAGCCACCAAGACGTTTAATGGACTACACAGAAATGAAACTAAATGAAATCGATAAGGAGAAAGATAACTACATTGATAAGAAGAACTTTGTATTCAATATCTACAAAACTAGTAAGTTCTCTGGACGAGAAGAAGTAACAATCAATCCCAAGTTGAAATATATTTTGGACAAGTGGAAAAAGATAAATCCCCACGAGTATCTACTAGTTGGTACAAATAACAAGAAGTTATCTAGTAGCCAACTCCAACAACGTCTCAATACTATCTTAGGAAGACAGGCTAGTGTAAATATATTACGTCACTCATTCCTCTCGGACAAGTATAAACATATTGATTTAAAAGAGATGACTGCTGACGCCGATGCTATGGGACACAGTGTAAATCAGCAAATGTTGTACGTCAAGAAATAAAACCTTTTACTAAAATAAATGGTATTTGGTATAGACACATTCGAGTATTTGACGAATAGATTAAAAGAAGGTAAGGGTCCTGGTGCTATGTTAAAAGCATTTGTAGATAGAATGCAGCAACCCTTCTTACCAGCCCAAGCTCAAGGAATGGCACAAGGTGGAATGGTATTTAAGAACTTTCCTTATGGCGGTTTACTTCCTGAGTTGATGCCCGTTCGAGATCGAGCATATCTTCCCATTCGAGACACAGTAGCTTTTAAGAAAGGTGGCAAGGTAGCAAAACCAAAAGCAAAGAAAGGCTCGGCGGAGATGAAAGCCCGTATGGCTAGCCTTAGAAAGATGAAAAAGTGAGTATATTTAGCCCATTATAGTGTTATATGGTTAAATATATCCATTTAAACAGATATAAAAATATTTTTATATCTTTAAATAGGTTATTTTCTTACATATATCAAGGATTACGGGCTCCTATACCCCTCTAGGCGCCCTATAAGGAGTACTAGATGCTCTAGATTACATACCTGGCAGCTTTATCTTATTGTCCTTTAAAAACTTTGCAACTTTCTTTGTATGCTTCTTTGGAATTACTATTTCACCAACCTGTAGTCTAGCATATGCTGTATCCACATCTCCCTTAGGTAACATTTTACTAGGTATGTTCTTATGTTTAGGTTTAACCATTCCACCTTGTTTAAAGTTAGTTGGTCTTATCATTTTATTACAACCGCAATTAGATTTATCATTACACATTTTTATCTAGTGTAAGAATATATAATGGACCAAATCGAATATAAATTTTTACCAATGACTCCAGAGTTTTCCAAACTCAAATTGGAACTTTATAATTCATTAAACACAATGACCATCGCTAAATGTAAATATCCTAAACGCATTGAAGAATCTCATTTACCTCTAGCCCGTGTTGTAAACTTTGGAGCTGGTCTTCGTAGATGGAGAGGCTACGATTCCTTCAAAGCAAATAATAAATATCCAATGGTCTGGAAAAAGATACAAGAGTTTGCTAGTGAGATCCTTCCTCCTGATTTCAAGTATACCATCTGTACCGTGAATCGAGATACATTAATGAAGAAACATTTAGATTCCAATAACGTTGGTAAAAGTTATCTTGTCTGTCTAGGTGATTATAATGGTGGCGGTTTATACATTTACGATAATGAAGGAAATCGCACATTGTACGACACTCATAACACATTGCTTCATTTCAATGGTTCAGATTATGCACACGAGACGCAACCATTTGTAGGCAGACGATACACTTTGATATTCTATTCTCAAGGTCTTCGTTATCGATTCGGTAAGACTCCAGGTAAGACGAAAGAAGAACTAGATGAAATAGAAGAAATCGTACAGACATCTCTAGCACATAGTATTATCGATGAATCTCTAGATAAACTACAATGGGATAAAAAAGGCATTGAGAACTCTTTAAGTTCTAAACGCATTGTCACTTTTGATTAAACCATTCTGGTTTATAAAACTTTATTACTGCTCGCAATGATAACTCTCCCACCAGCCATTCACACGGTGCGATACTTATTCCTATATATGATAATACAATGTTTCGAATTGTAGATATGCCCCACGCTATCAAACTAGTGCCTAGGTAGCGGAGCACAGGGCGTAACGTTTTATTAGTGACCACACCACACTTGGTTCTGGAAGTGGTTGATTCAATAGCTGGTGGTCAAACTCTTTCTTATTCGCTTGTACTTTTGGAATACTATGGATCACGTTACCAGAGATCTGTTCTATGTAATCCTCGACACGTTGTATGTAGCGGACGAAATGGACAACATTGTATTTTGATAAGTCTTCTTTGGCTAGTTGTGTTCTTGCTTCAAGATTACGGTAGTCCATAATCAAGTAATCTGATTTATCCAAATCAGCAAATGGATGGTGTAACATAGTAGAGTTCCACACGTTCACACGACCGTAACGTTGGAATCTAGTAAGCTTCTCGCTCGAGAGGTCTTTCGAGCAAATAAGTAATATGGGTTTTGCTTCATCGACCGAAACAGATTGTCGAGTTGCATCTACGACATTGGATATCGAAGTAGCAATCGAAGATATAATTTTGTCGCTCATCTTTTATATTCTATATTAAGATTTATTTATTAGGCTGAGGGTGAACTGCTTGAATATATGATTGAAAACTAGAAGCCAGTGTGGATAGTTGCTTCTTTAAATCGTCGAGTTCGGCTTTTTGATCTACTATAAGTTTGGCTTTCTCTTCTTCTTCTTTTTTCTTCTTTTCTTCCTCGGCTTTAGCGTCAGCATCCGCCATCTCTTTTACATTCTTAAATCCTCGTCTTTCGGATTCTACCAATATCTTAGGACGTCTAAACTTACCAAGAGGGCATAGTTGCGACTTATCACAGTATAGATGCTCTTGCCCTTTGAAGCATTCATCTATCTTATGATTAACAGGTTTTATCGTACTACGAAGTTCATCTGTATCTAGATGTTTTTGCTCGTCTATGTATTTCTTAAAGGGATAATCCTTTGGATCTATCTGTTCAGTTCGTACCAACATTATATTATTATTGTAGATATTTTTTACACGAACTGATTAGTCATTGATGTATTACAAGTAACCCATAACTGATCGTTTCCATCAGTAATTACCCCGCCGTTCTGATAGAAATATACGTCAAACCAGCCGACCGTAGTAGCATTATTGGAAGTAAAAAGAACTTCAAAGGGGAATGTAACATGATTATATGTTACATTAGTATAGGCTTGTAAATCATAATAATAGTAAAGACCTGAGGTTTGACTATAGATTCGCATCGCAGGGTACGCCATTCCAGCTCCACCAACATAATAGGAAAACTTACCATGAATTGAAGTAGATACATAGCCATTCGTGCGGTAAAATGCGTAAGTGATATTAACGCCTCCGCTCCAAGATACATTATTATTAGAATAGGCGATATGGTTGATGTTCGCTGAACGAAATAACTGACTTCCATTGAAACAAATAGGAGCAATAGCTGTTGTATCTTGTTGCGGTAAGCCTGAAGCAAAATAGATTCCAGACCCATAGAAGCGATGCGTATTCGGCGTTCCACGACTGCTTGGATAGTATCCATAATACATATCTAATGAATTTCCTGCATCGAGATGAAGATTGCCGTTGGTTGAAAGGACTTGAGCTGTTGCTGGACCTGAATTATCCTGTCCACTTCCAACAGTCAGAAAAGCACTCCATGTAGCATTTGGACCATAGACAGTTTTAGAATCATCAGCGTTTGCATCAAATCTCACATGCATCGCACCATTTACATCTAACTTATAACTTGGATTTCTTCCGACTCCAACATTACCATTTGTGTCTATCGTCAATGAAGAACTACTACCTGTAGAAAATCTAATATTTTCTCCTGCGTTAACACGAATCACCAAATCGCCAACTTGACTATCAGAAACCCACCCACCAGCATCACTTACATACATAGCGATGTAATTCTCTTGACATCGGATATTTGGATATTGTCCTGATCCTGTCCCTCTCATAAATTGTATGTTATCATAATTACCACCTGCATAGTTTCCAAAACGAACCACATCTTGAACGGTTAATTTTCCTGTAGTAGATGTATCACCCCCAGCCGTGATTGTCATTCGTGATGCCCCCCCTGTCAGAAATGCTAGTTGTGCTCCATTCTCTGTAGCAATTTGAGCCTCCGTTGCTGTTGTATTTCCTATATACATTCGACGCTGATTGTTAAAAAAGTATTCGAGGTAAGGTGAAGAACCAAGATCATTTCCTACTATTCTAAAATAATTTGCTCCACTATTTCCACCTGTTTTTTCAATGATTCCGATTGCTGGAACAAATAAATTACCAGCTGTTGCTATATTAGAAACACCCCAACCCATGTTTCTACCCATCGTGATATTTCCACTCGCTCCATCATAATACATCAAAGAAGCGACTCGTGCCCCAGCATCATGTACTGCGATCTCAGTATTATCTAAACATTCAAATAATAAACCAGCCGTATTGTTATTCCAAGTAGTAGTACCTCCACCATAATTGCGTGTAGGATCTCCAAT